GAATTAAGCGATGCTCTTGGTGACCCCAATGGAATTGGTTCATCTGTTATTACAAAAATTGGAATTTTAGATATTAGTATGGCTATTGTTACTACAAAAATTGATGGCAATATGACTAATTCTATAAATAATAATGCAACAGACATAACAACAAATACAAATTCTATAGCAACAAAACAAGCAATTATTAATAATGGAGATTTGGATTTTGCCAAAATATCTGGATTAAATACGGCATTAAATGGAAAACAAGCAACCATTACGGTGGGAGGATTAACTCAAGACAAGGTAACAGGTTTAGTTGTGGCATTAAATGGTAAACAAAATACTATAGCCAATAATGGTTTATCAGTTAGTAAAGTAACAAATTTACAATCTTTATTAGATTCAAAACAAGCAGTTATTAATGATAATAGTCTCCCCCAAACAAAAGTATTTAATCTTGTTAGTAGTCTTGCTGGAAAACACCCATTTATTAATGATAATGACCTTGCTATTTCACAAACATCGGGATTACAAGCTGCTTTGAATAGTAAGCAAGCAACGGTTGTTGATAATTCATTGCAAATTTCACACGTTTATAATTTACAAAATAAATTAAATATTTCACAACCCATGTTAATACCTGGTCAAAATGTTACTATTGATAGTAATAATATAATAGCTGCTCAATTCCAAGATGTTAAAATTAATGATCTATCTGATTGTGTTTCAAATATAAGTGATTTTACTAATAGTATGTTAATAGGAACAACCGAACATGGGACATTATCAAATGCTATTAATAATATAGGAATTGGGTTAAACAGTTTAAGAGCAATAGTTAGTGGTCAAAATAATATTGCTATTGGTACAGATACTTTACAAAGAGATGTTTCGGGAAGTACAAATATCGCTATAGGGACCCGTTCATTAGAATACAACACTACTGGACAAGGTAATGTTTCTGTTGGTATTCAATCTGGAACGGTGAATACGACAGGAGAAAATAATACATTTATAGGGAAATATAGTGATTCAACGACAACATATAATAATTTATCAAATGCTACAGCTATAGGATATAGCGCCAAAGTAAATACAAATAATACAATAAAATTAGGAAATACAGCAATAACACATGTAAAAACTGTCGGTAAGTTGACTCTTGGAGCGAATGAGGATATAACATATACTAATACAGGCGGAACTGCCAACCAATTTTTAAAATGTGATGGTGCAGGAAATTCGGCGTGGGCTGATATTTCAGAAAATATAGCTATAACTAATTTACAAAATGGAACTGATATTTCTTTTAACAATGCTGCTATTGAATTAAGGTCTATAAAATCATTTGATGTTTCTGGAACACTTGTTGATGATATAACCAATTTACGAAACGGAATAGATATATCAAAAAATCAAATAGATTATACAACAGCATATGAAGAAATTACTTATCAAGATAGTAACTCAAGTAATCCAAATTATATAGCTTCAACAAATAATACTAATGTTGTTCTCGCATTAAATAATATATCAGCAGCATTAGCCACTCTTGCTACTGCTGTTCAAGCATTAAACGACAAATATGTTATAAATTAATTATTTAGATAATAATTATTAATATTTTCTTTTTAATAATATATACAATGGCAAATACACGATATAATTATGATGATTTAAGAACAAAGAAAATATTACAAGAATCTACAGGACTTTGTAGATATCAATTAAATGTTCCTGGCCCATTTAATACTACATGTTATATAGAAGACCCACAAGTTAGATTGCAAGGTTTTGGTGGAAATAATAGAAGTGTATATGGAGGACACCCTATAGATATTGATAGCGATTTAACGGGAAGAACACGTCAATTAAAAAAGTATTGTACTCAATACGAATATCCAAATAAAGGCGTTATTAAATCCAAATCTGTTAGGCATAATTCTTGCAATACTCCTATTACAGACCAAAGCAGAGCTACTCATCCAGCAAGAACTTTCAGATCTTTACCCAATAAACCAATCGATATACCGTTATTAAATCACCAAGAAAATACATGCTTTCATTTTCAAAATAATTTAAATACAAGACTTTTAGAAAGAGATAATTATGTTCCCAAATTACCCTGCTTAAATTAAATAATTAAATAATTAATTATGTAATAAATAATTATTTATATTGAACATATATATATAAATGGAAGTAGGTATAGTATTAGTTGGTCTAGGAGCTATGTATATTTTATCAAATCAGGGTCAGCAAAAACATAATTCTGACATAAAACACTATAAAAAAGAAGGTTTTTCTGGAAATCATAGAACCCAATTGGCAAATCCGCCTGTTAATAATTATCCCGTCGAGCAAAAAGGCGATGTAAAAAGAAGCACATTGTATTATTCTGGCGCAAATAACGATACCGAAATTCCACAAACTAATATGGATATCGGATCAAATTTAACAGAATCGACAGAAGTCGGCAAATTCCAATCCTTAACGGGTGAAAATGTAAGACCAGGAGATATTAAACATAATAATATGCAACCTTTCTTCGGTTCTTCTATCACACAATCTACAAAGGGTTATGAAGGTTTATTAGATAATTATACTGGTGCTGGTAGTCAAAATATTGAAAAAAAAGCCCAAGCCCCTATGTTTAAACCGCAAAAAGATATGCAATGGCAGAATGGGATGCCAAGCACTACGGACTATATCCAAGAAAGAATGAGAAGTGTTGTAACAAGTAAAATGAATAACACAAAACCTTGGGATTCAGTGCAAGTTGGTCCCGGATTAAATAAAGGTTTTTCAAAAGAAGGTTCTGGAGGATTTAATTCTTCTTTAGAAGCCAGGGACCGTTGGCAACCAAAAACGGTTGATCAATTGAGAGTTAAAAATAATCCAAAGTTATCTTTTAAAGGACAAGTTTTAGGAGCAAAAGGTATTGGAGAAAGAGGAAGTATTGGCGATATGGAAAAAAATAGACCCGACACTTTTTATATCCAAAGTGCAGACAGATGGCTCACTACTACTGGTGCTGGTGGTGAAAAACAAACGTCACGCGCAGAAAATATTTTAAGAGATGTTAACAGAATTAATCAAGTTAAAGAACATTTTGGTGGTGGTGGTGCTGGTGAAGAGCAAGCTACTTATCAACCAGGGGCATATCAACCTTCAACACGCCCACAACTCGCTCCACCTATTAAACATATTAGTAACGCAACTGTTAAAAATGGGTGGGAAGCATCATCAGATAGCGATTATGGTAAAAGTGGATATAATTCTTTAGCAAATGCACGTTCATTAACAGGAAATAACGACCGTTTAGGTGGGGCATTCCATGCTACATTGACAGCGTTAACAACTCCAATTATGGACGTTTTAAGACCTACAAGAAAACAAAATGTTATCGGAAACGCCAGAGGTGCTGGTAATGTTAAATCGGGTGTTACCGAGAAAAATGTTATCTGGAATCCAAATGATAGACCTGTAACTACTATCAAAGAACAAACTGAAAATACACATAGTAATAAACCAGGGGGTTGGGCTATTGATGGTGGTCATACTACTAACCCGCATCAACCTGTTTATGGACAAAGAGATACTACCACTTGTCCTTTTGTTGGAAATCCTTCCGCAACAGAAAGCACTGGTGCTGGATATCCAACATATAATAGTGCTTATGCCGCAAATCAAAATCTCAATAAAGAACAAATATCAAAAGTCAATAGATATAATATCGGCAATCATAACATATTAAATAATGAAATGAATATTACAACTTTTTCAAACAAAACGTCTGCACCAGATATTATGCGTCCAAATATGCCAAAATCATCTTCGGGTATGTCTGTATTGGGTAAATATTCGAATCGAAATGGAAGAGAAATCTCGCAATGTGTAAGACAAAGCGGCGATTTATTAACAGCATTTAATAATAATCCATATACACATTCATTAACTGACGCTGTTTAAATATAATAATTAATAAATATTTAGTTATTATATAATGTCTACGGCCAGAAAACGAGGATTCTTAAAACTAAGTGGTCAGCGGCGGTTGAAAGCACAGGAGGGTAAAAAAGTCAAAAACCCGTGTGTTTATAAGAAAGATGATTCTGGAAAACTGTGTGCTCCCCAGACTATGTTGATGGAACAGGGCTATAACCAGAAAGATTTTATCATGGATGGAGGTGGTGACCTTGGCAAGGAATGTATACGGCCCGGCATGGAGGGGGATACGGAAGGAAGATATCGCGGGTCTGGGCAGGAATGTAATGGACCGCCCAAAACGACCGGAGATCCATGCTATTATAAGACGGGATGGGGATCTGATTGTCCAGCTAAAATGACTTGCGGGGATTCCAGAAAGTGTGAAGCAAAGAAAGTTGGGGGAAGACGGAAACGCAGACGCACTCGAAAAAGAGCAAAACGCCGCATCGCAAAAAAAGAACGAAACAATCATCCTGCCGTAATTGCAGAAGATAAGGTAATAATAGACCAGGCTTTTTTAAACAAAGTTGTGGCGGACATTAAGAAACAACGAAAATCCAAGAAAAGAAGAAAACGTACAAAGAAAAAACGCAGAAAATCACGCAAGAAACGCAGAAAATCACGCCACTAATTAATTAACATTATTAATTATTAAAAAAAACTTAATAATTATTGTTAATGCCATTAAAAACGAAAAAATGTTTCAAGTGTAATCGATATTTCGCATATTTGATATATAAAAACGGTTATATATGTTATTGGTGTTATAAGAACACCTAGGGCGCTAATTAATTAACGTTATTATTATTAAAAGAAAGCTTAATAATAATACCCATATGTCATTAATCATACATAAAAATATTATTAAAAAACTGGATTTTTTTGTAAAATCAAATAAAATACCACATATTATTTTTTTTGGACCTTCTGGTAGTGGAAAACGCCATATTTTAAATTATTTTATTAATAAAATTTATAAAGAAAATAAAACAATGATCAAAGAATATTGCATGTTTGTAAATTGTGCGCACGGTAAAGGTATTCGTTTTATAAGAGATGAATTAAAATTTTTCGCAAAATCAAATCTTCAATATAAAAAAGGATCGCTGTTTAAAAGTATTATTCTATTTAATGCTGGCAATTTAACAACCGATGCACAATCCGCACTACGTAGGTGTATAGAAAAGTTTAGTCATACCACACGTTTTTTTATAATAGTAGAAAATACTGATTCTGTATTAAAACCTATTATATCACGTTTTTGTAATATTCATATACCAAACCCGATTATAAATAATAAAAATATAAATTTACATGATTATAATCGAATAAATTTAGACGATAATGATTATTTCACAAAAAGGCAAAAATACTTAAAAAAAATGATTTATAATAAAGAAAATTATAAAACAATAAAAAAATGTGATTCTTTAGCATCAAAATTATATGAAAATGGATATTGTGTCGTTGAAATTATAAAATTAATAGAAAATATGGATTTCGATAATGATTTAAAATATAATTTATTAATTTATTTCGACAAAATTCGCAAAGAATTTAGAAACGAAAAAACATTATTTATTATTGTTTTATTTTTTATTTCTATGCGGAAAAAAATTCAATTAGAAAATATCTTAACAATTTAAATGGACGACTATGATGTCAATATGTTATCCGAAGCTAAAAATGAATATTGTGTTAGATTAGTTAATATATTAACGCCGTTAATTATTCAAGGTATAAGCTCTATTTTCGACGAAGCTGTAACATTATGTGAAAATAATGACGAAGAAGATAAATATTTAATGACCTTTCAAAATTTTTTAACAAGGGTTCCAAAATGGAATTCTGCTCTAATAGATGAAGAAACCAACCGCATCAAAACAGAAAGCACTTGTTCATATTTAGACGATTTAATTACATGCGTTCATATTTCACACTTAAAATTATTAACAAGTATTCGTGTGTCACATAAACAAAAAAAAATAGATATTGATGTACCAAAACTTGAACAATTCATTCATAAAGTATATATTGCTTACGCAAGAAAAATATATCAAAATGTATATTTATTTGAAAATGATGTTATGCCATTGCAAAAACAAAAAAATATGAGAGAAGCAGAAGTTTTATGTCATCAAAGTATTTTAAATGTTATTCGTGATAGTGTTCCTGTTGAAAAAATTTTACGAGCTTATATCGATGAAACGGTAGATGAAGAAGTTATTGAAGAAATTATAGAAAAAAGTTTACCAAAAGAAGAAGCAGAAAAATTAGAAAAAGAAATTGCAGAAAGAGAAGAAGAGAGAGACGAAGAAAATAAAGAAAAAGAAATAACAACCGAACCCTCAGAAGAATTATTAGCCGATGAAGAGAACAAAGAAAATAAAAAGGACAAAAAAGAAGAATTTACCGATTCATTGAAAGTTTTAACTGATAAACTCGAAGTTATTAATAAACCAACCGACAAACCCTTTTCTATGAAATTTAATATTCCAGAAAAAAAAAGTACCATTAGTTTTAATAATAATGATTCAGTATTGGATATGAGTACTAATAAAGAATCTATCGTTGAAGCGCCAAAAACCATTGAAAGATTAGAAGAAGTTGCTAAAATCGCCAACGAAAAAAGAAAATCCGAAGAAGAAGAAGGAAATTATAGCGATGACGATGATGGACCATTAAAAATTTCAACCGATACTATCAAATTGGATTTTTCCGATGTACACGATTTAGAAAAACAAAAAATCCTTGAACCGGCTATTGAATTAG